GTTATTTCCCACAGCAAGAATTGTTTTTGGTAGTCGTCCATCTCTCGCTCCTGCGCCGTTTTGGCTGTTGTTGGGTGTGCCGTCTCTCCGAGCTGTCACAGCGGCTTACGCCAGCCTTATCAGGGCCTGATCGGGCGCTGTCCCCCATTGGTAGGTCTGCGGTGGCAGGATTCGAAACCTGCTGCCTCTGCCAAAAGTGCCACCCATGATCAAAGGCACCCATGGGAATTTATGCACGTTCTTATGTGTCCTTCCACATCGCACCGCATTCGGCTGCGCTCTGGCCGCTTCGATCGCAACCCTTGTACTTCGGGCCGAATGCCAGAACGCATGCGAATACGTGCCTTTCTTTATCGATGCAAGGCTCATCGGATGTAGGGCCAAATCTATCTCGGCAAACTCCCACTTGGTCAAGGAGCATTAGCCACAAATCCCCGAAGACATTTGTCTTGCCTTATTCACTCCCACATCAGGATGCCACCCTGTGTTACCGCACAACCTCGCAGTGAGTGGCATCCGGATATGGCGCCCATTACGTGGGCGAGTCGGATTTATCTGGCAGCGGCCCCAATCCGAACTGATCGCGAAACAGGAGATTAACCAGGATCAGCGACCAGTGATCAGGGATTGGGCCAGAGTCTTTCCAGCGGCGCACAGCATCCGGCCCGATGCCAAGAAGCCAAGCTAGCCTGACGCTATCTCCATCAGTCAATTTAAGTGCCTGCTTCTTGGTTAACTTACGCTTGTCCACAACCATTTTGACTCCGAATTACGCCTTTGTATGGGATCAGAATACATTATACTTATGGCATGCGCAAGCATATTTCCGACGTTGTGTCGAAAAGATGTTGTATTTATTTTCTGCTCTGCTATGCTTGGTTCATCAAAACAACCAAGGACAGCACCATGAACTCTCCCGCCCAACTCTCTCCGAACTTCTATTTCGATGGCTTCTGCTATGTGATCAAGCTGCGTAGCGGCGTCGAGGTATGCCACAAAGACCCGGCTAAGGCCCAACGTTTGGCCGAGCGCGTTGCAGATGGTGGCTTCAACATTAAACCTTGGGAACACATCGGCGAATACCGTGTATTGGAGCGTGCAGAATGAGCCATCAAGACGAGAAGAACATCGAGGCAATGGAAAGAGCTAGGCTGGGCGATGAGAGCCTTGAATCTGGAGTGCCATGGTCTAATCTGGACGAAGCGGCCGAGCTTCTAGGCGCCGCTCTGTATTCATGGCGTAACCGCGAATTCATGACTGGCGGTCTTCATCGGATCATCCGCTACGCTCTGGAGACCATTGAGGACTGCGCTCTGGACAACCCCGACGAACTCTATTCAGCTGTCCTGAGAGCCGCAGATGGCGATACGAGGCCGGCTGATCGCTTGCTTAACCGATATATCCGCGAGTACGCCGAGTCGCACCTGCCGACGCTGGTTGAGTATTTCCACATTGATACGGAGGATAAGGAATGAGTGATTTAACCGTAGTTGAACAACCGAACAACCTGCCGGCGGATGCTTCGCCGATCAATGTCATGCTGTCCGCCATCAAGCAGGGGGCATCGTTGGAGCAGGTAGAGAAGATGATGGACTTGCAGGATCGGTGGAATGCTGCTCAGGCCAAGAAGGCCTATGACACCGCGTTTGCGGCTTTCAAGGCCGAAGCTGTGACGATCATCAAGGGCAAGCAGGTCACGGATGGCCCCTTGAAGGGAAAGCGCTATGCCGAACTGCATGATGTGGTCAATGCTGTCACTCCCGCCCTGTCCAATCATGGCCTCTCGTCCTGGTGGCGCCTGACCCGTGATGAGAAAGACTGGATGGAAGTCACTTGCTACCTTCGACATGTCGGGGGGCATGAAGAATCCGTCTCGATGGGTGGGCCGCCGGATATGGGTGGGGCAAAGAATGCCATCCAGGCCCGAGCCAGCACTAAAACGTATCTAGAGCGCTATACGCTCAAAAGCATTACCGGCCTATCAGAGCAGGACGATGATAACGACGGGGCTGGAAACGGCGTACAGGGCCTCGTAACGGATGAGCAAGCGGCTAATTTGTTGGCCTTGGCCGAAGAGGTCGGGGTGGACAAGCCGAAGTTCCTGCAATACATGGGTGCGAAGGATTTCGGATCGATTCTGGCTAATAAATTTGACCGGGCCGTACAGGCGCTGGAGAAGAAACGGAGCGGCAAATAATGACTATTATTCAACAAAGCCCTGAATGGATTGCTGCGAGGCTTGGCCGTTGCACAGCCTCCCGCATAGCAGATGTGATGGCTAAAACCAAATCCGGTTACTCGACGAGCCGGGCTAACTATTGTGCTCAACTGGTCGCCGAGCGCCTGACCGGCGTCAAGGCCGAAAGCTATACCAATGGTGCCATGCAGTGGGGTACGGACAACGAAGCCGAGGCTAGACAGGCCTATGCGTTCTATAACGACGTAGATGTGATTGAGATAGGATTCGTTGATCACCCTGTTATCCCTATGTCCGGCGCCTCTCCAGATGGCCTAGTGGAGGATGTAGGCCTCGTAGAGATTAAATGTCCCAACACTGCCAATCATATCGAAACACTGATTTCTCAAAAGGTGCCCAACAAGTACATTCTCCAGATGCACTGGCAGATGGCTTGCACAGGTCGGGAATGGTGCGACTTCGTGTCTTATGACCCCAGGATGCCAGAGGACTTGCGGCTGTTCATCCGAAGAGTCCATTTGGATGCCAAGCTGCTGACCGAAATCACCGAGGAAGTCACCTCGTTTCTGGCAGAGGTAGACAGCGTTATCGACAAACTCAACCAACTACGCGCATAAGGAACAAGAAAATGGATAAAGGCCATTTGGTGCTCAGCAGGCGGTTAGGCCAGTCTTTCACGATTGGCAATGATATCGTAATCACGGTCCTAGGGATCGCGGGAGGGCAAGTCCGGCTTGGGATCATGGCCGACAGAGATATCCCGATCATCCGAGATGATGCTGTTAACACCCAACCCAAACGGACTAGGAGCTTTCCGTAATGAAAACCGAATATACGCTTGATCTGGAAAAATGGCGCTGTGGCGAGGAAAAAAAGCTACGCTCTTTGGGATGCGGAGAAGTGCAAATGCGAAATTTTGATGGATTTATGTGCTGCCTGGGACAGTTTGCAACACAAAATAATGTTTCGCATTTTGATCTTTTGGGTCTATCTGAGCCGCATGCAGTTGCAAAAAGAATTGAAATGGAATATGACAGAAATTTCGTTTATGAAAAGGATGGAGTATATTTCAATACAAAAATGGCAAATGAATGTATCGTAATAAATGATGCGCCGCGCACAACAATATGGAGAAAGCTGGAGCTTCTGGCTAAACGACTAAATCGCGAAGGTATTCGCCTTCTAGTGACTGGAGACCTCCCGCTATGACCACTCCGAAGCTTGGCCCTAAACATTTCGAGGCGCTGGAGTTCGTGCGATTGCATAATGCGCAGCCGGATGGAATTTGGCAGGTCATAGATGAAATCCCAGCCATCCTCCGCGCGAGCGATGAGCGGATTAAGGAGTTGGAACGCGAGGCGCAGTCATGGGAAACAAAGGTAGACTTCTGGCGCGATAGGGCTAAGGAATTTAAGCCGGATGCAGAGCGCTATCGATTCCTTAGAACTAATACGCACAATAATATAGATATAATTTTCTATGCGACAAATGAGGATTCAATGGCAGGCATTGGCATCGAATATAACGATCAATCGTTCGATGATGCCGTTGATTCTATTATGAAACCCCCACAACTCTACACCTCAAGCCCTGATCATGGGGAGGATTTGTGATGACAGATCAAAAATTATGGCTGTGGAAAAATGGCGATCATTATCTAGCGTTCGAGCATGAATACCCTTGTTACGAGCCTGGAGGCGATCCAATGGTTTTTGGTGAGCCATCAGCAACTGCGATTTTTAAGCCATCGTTCGACCGTAGTGGAGCAGCGCCACAATTCATGCAACTAATGAAGTTCTACGGCACTACAACGCTGGCCGCTTTGGTTGAAGCGCAAAGCATGCATATTGAGCGATTGCAAGCAAAGCTACCACCGATGCGAGATATGAATCCGCGTACACCTAGGGAGGGTTAAGCAATGACCACAGAAGCGGGGAAGGTGCGGCGGTTTGTTCATATGCGAGAGGGAATGGTTGAAGTGCTTCAGACATATGGCAATGATGCGATACTCATAGATTTCGCTAATCGCGCTTGCAATCCAAGTGATATGTTTTTCCATAAATCCGACTACGAAGCCCTCGAAAAGCGCGCGAGGGAGCTTGAGGCAATGCTACAGTCTGCTGATGAAGGCGCTGATTATAGGATTAACAGAATCATAGAGCTCGAATCAAGAGCGTTAACAATGATAGAACTGTTAGAGAGCGCCAAGGATATTGCTCAGGATTTGCGTCGGCACCATCAAGATTTTCGCGATCCGCTCAGAAATATGATCGATAGTTATATCTTGGCAATCGATGCGGCCATGGCTGCGGAGGGGGAAGAGAATGAATGAAGTCGGCCACACTAAGTTGCTTAGTATTAGCATTCCATATCCACCGGA